GGTGAGATTGGTGGACTTTGGAAGAACGTAGCAGGTCGTTATGAGATGGATGGCAAGAAAGTATATGCCAAAGCAATATATAAAGATCCAGAAACATACTTCACACCAGAAGTAATGCAAGCCCTTGATGAGATAGCACAAAAGGAATTTAGTTATGGAGAAAGTTGAATTTCTAATTCTTAGAAATCTTTTATATAATGAAGAGTATGTTCGTAAGGTAATTCCTTTTATTAAAGCAGAATACTTTGAAGATTTTAACCAGAAGGTTATCTTTGAGGAGATTTTAAAATTTGTGGAGGAGTATAATCAACCTGCCACAAGGGAAGTGTTGTGTATTGAGACTGAAAAACGTAATGATATTAATGACACTTCTTTTAAAGAAATTGCTCAGTTAATTACTTCATTTGAGGATGAACCTGCTGAGTTTAATTGGTTAGTTGATACTACAGAGAAATGGTGTAGAGATCGTGCTATATACATAGCACTCATGGAGTCTATTCAACTTGCGGATGGGAAGTCTGAGGATGCAAAGGGAAGAGATGCAATACCTAGCATACTATCAGATGCTCTTGCAGTATCTTTCGACACTCATATTGGGCATGATTATTTAAATGATTATGAGGAACGTTATGAGTCCTATCACAGAAAAGAAGACAAGATTGAATTTGATCTTGAATACTTTAATAAGATTACAAAGGGTGGTATACCGAATAAGACTCTCAACATTGCTCTCGCTGGCACAGGTGTTGGAAAATCTTTATTTATGTGTCATGTGGCAAGCTCAACTTTGCTCCAGGGAAAAAATGTTCTCTACATTACGCTGGAAATGGCAGAGGAAAAGATTGCGGAGAGGATCGATGCTAATCTTCTTAATGTCGCAATACAAGACATAGTAGATCTTCCTAAGCAGATGTTTGAAACTAAGGTAACAAACCTTGCTAAGAAGACACAAGGAACTTTAATCATTAAAGAGTATCCAACAGCATCAGCACATTCAGGACATTTTAAATCACTACTTCAAGAACTTGCTCTTAAGAAATCATTTAGACCTGATATTATTTTCATTGATTACCTTAATATATGTGCTTCCTCTAGGTATCGCGGAAATAGCAATGTCAATTCATATTCGTATATTAAAGCAATTGCTGAAGAGCTTAGAGGATTGGCTGTTGAAGCAAACGTCCCTATCTTTTCTGCCACGCAGACCACTCGTTCTGGTTATGGTAGCTCTGACGTTGAGCTTACTGATACTAGTGAGTCCTTTGGTCTCCCTGCTACTGCTGATCTTATGTTTGCCCTTATTTCGACTGAAGAGCTTGAATCCTTGGGACAGATACTTGTAAAGCAATTAAAGAATAGGTATAATGATGCGGCAACTAATAAGAGGTTTGTGGTAGGTATTGATCGTTCCAAGATGAGACTATATGATTGTGAGCAAGCGGCACAGGAAGATATTCTTGACAATGGACAAGAAGAAGAGTATAATAATGATGAGAAAAAACCTAAAAAATCATTCGACGGATTTAAATTCTGATATGACAAAGCAAATTGATTCTGATAAGTATGTTGACTTTGTGCGTCAAACCACAAGTCCTGAAAGTCTTGACTATGCAGCACTTCTAACTAGGATGAATAAGTTGGAATTGGAAGATGAGTGTAATGTATCACAACTAATTACTGCAGCATTTGGATTGAGTGCAGAAGCAGGGGAGTTTACTGAAGTTGTAAAGAAGATTATTCTTCAGGGGAAACCTTATAGTGAGGAGAATGTTTTCCATCTAAAGCGTGAACTTGGTGATATCTGTTGGTATATGGCACAAGCCTGTATGGCACTTGATACTAATTTCAATGAGATTCTTGATATGAATGTAGAGAAATTGAGTGCTCGTTATCCAGAAGGAGCATTTGATGTTTATCAATCCGAAAATCGTGCAGAGGGAGACCTATGAGTTGCAATATTGATATCGCGGTTAAACTTAATGTTCATACCGCAGCTGCAGTTAGACAAGTTTTGTTTAGAGAGCAGAAAGGATATACTTCTGATCCAAAATGTACTCCACCAAGGGTTGTCGGTATCAGAGAATTCATTCAGCAGTTGGATGATGAGATTGAAAAGAACCTTTCTGATGGACATTCTGAGGAAGAGTAATGAGTAAGAAAACATTTACAAAAGATAAGAAGGGGAAAGAAGAAGTTTGGGAGTGGGAAGAAACTCCTGAGGTTGCAGAAGCCATTAAGAAATTGCACGAAGGTATTAAGGATAGAGAAAATGGATTATAAAACTTCTGGTGTCGATATTGAGGCAGGAAGAGAATTTGTAAATCGTATTAAAGGTATGGTTCCTACTATTGGTGGATTTAGTGGTATGATGAAAGTTCCTACTGAGTATGAGAAACCTGTATTAGTTTCTGGTACTGATGGAGTAGGAACAAAATTAAATATTGCACAATTAGAAGGTACTCATCGTGGTGTAGGTATTGACCTTGTTGCAATGTGTGTTAATGATGTGATTACTAGTGGTGCAAAACCATTATACTTTCTTGATTATATTGCAACAGGAAAGTTGCATTCTGATACCCTGGCAGAAGTAGTAGAAGGTATTGTAGAAGGATGTGATATTGCAGAATGTTCTCTTCTAGGTGGAGAGACTGCAGAGATGCCAAGAATGTATGATGACGGTAAGTATGATCTTGCAGGATTCTGTACTGGTATTGTAGAAGAGTTTGATGTAGTTGATGGCAGCCTTATTAAACCCGGTGATAAGGTTATTGGTCTTGCAAGTAGTGGACTTCATAGTAATGGATTTAGTTTAATTAATAAACTAATGTTCCTATGGGATAGGCGTGACGGTATTGATGAATATAAAGACTTCTTTGATTTACATCCAAAAGAAGAAGTTCTTACACCAACCAGAATCTATGTTCCTATTGTTAAAGAACTATTAGATGAATTCCCCATTCTTGGTATGGCACATATCACAGGAGGTGGATTACCAGAGAATCTTCCAAGGTGTTTGCCAGAAGGAATTACTGTAGATATTGATTATGATTCATGGGAGCGTCCAGAAATCTTTAAGAATATTGCTAAGCATGGTAATGTATCAGAAGAGGAGATGAGAAATGTGTTCAATCTTGGTATTGGATTCTGTTTAGTAGTTCCTCCTGATGTAGTAGATGATGTTATGAAGTTTATTGATATTGATACCTGGGTTATTGGGACCTGTGTATAATGAAAGAAGTCCGAATTACTACTGAAGATTTTTTTATTGGCAATTTCGGATGTTCTGAAGCAACTGATGAACTTTTAGATAGTATCAAAAAGAATGAAAGAATTGAAGAAGCAACTACTGGAACTGATGGAACACCAAATCATAAGTTTAGAGAATGCTATGTTAGTTGGATAGATGTTAATAATATTAATTTTATTGAGCAGGGGTATCGGAAAGTTGTAAATAGTGTGAATGATATGATCTGGAAAATTGATTTAGATCATAGATGGGAATGTGACTTACAATATACCAAATATGTTGGAAAGGGACATCATTATACTTGGCATAAGGATCATTATAGTGAGGAAGAATATCCAGGACATTCTGGTAATGATAGAAAACTGACTATGGTATATTGTCTCAGTAATAAGAAAGATTATACTGGAGGAGAATTTCAAATAAAGACTGGTAAAGGTACTACTTATACTAGAAAATTTGACTATGGTGATTTTATAGTATTTCCTGCTAAAACTTTACATAGAGTAAAACCTCTCAAATCCGGAACAAGAACAACCCTTGTTGGATGGTATTGTTAAACTAAATAATATTGTATGGGATGAAGAGATGGGAAAAATTAAGAATGGATTTTATAAGGTAGTTGAGTGGGATAAGAAACTTGCAAGAAAGTTTCAACAAAAATTTGATTTAAGTGATTACCAAATGCTTTGTATTGCATTTGCTAAAGGTTTTGTTATTGGGGCCATATTATTATGACCTGGTGGCAAAACTTTTTTTATGGTTCTAGTGAGGAAGAAAAAGTAGACCCTTTGATTGCTGAATTTGAGGAAGACGGATTTTCTTATAATGAGGTTGATGATAGATGGCAGCGTGTGTGGTCAACAACAACCAAA